TCGATATGCCAATGGGGCCAGATGCGATTATCCGTACAGCATCTCCTCAAACAGTTGGCAGAGTTCGATTGGACGTACCACAAGCAGCATTTCAGGAGCAAGCAGCCCTAGCATCAGAACTACGCTTGGGTGCTCGTTATCCTGAAGGTAGAACTGGAAACATTGACGCAAGTATTATCACTGGTCAAGGTGTCCAGGCACTTCTCGGTGCTTTTGATTCTCAAGTCAAGGCTGGTCAAATCATTCTTGCTGAGACATTCGAAGAAGTTATCGAGATGTGCTTTGATATGGATGAAAGACTCTTCAATGAAGAGAAGAGCGTCAGAGGCGTATCGCAGGGTACTCCGTACGAGTTAAAGTACATGCCAAGCAAGGATATTAAAGGCGACCACACAATTGAAGTTCGCTACGGCTTGATGGCTGGTCTTGACCCATCGCGTGCTCTGATTTTCTCACTTCAAGCCCTCGGTGCAGATCTTGTATCTAAAGATTTTGTACGCAGAGAACTTAACTGGAGTCTGAACGTATCACAAGAAGAACAGCGCATTGAGATTGAAAAGATGCGCGATAACCTAAGTGCTGCTATTACAGCAACTGCACAAGCAATCCCTGCTATGGCTAGCCAAGGACAAGATCCTTCAGCCTTGATTCAGAAGATTGCTGACGTTATCGAGCGTCGACAAAAGGGAGACAGCATAGAGGCTGCTGCGTTGGCCGTGTTCACACCTCCACAGGCCCCTGAACAACCAATGCAGCCAGAGATGACTCCACCAGGCGCACAAGGCCCAGTTGAGCAGGCTCCCCCGTCCCCAGCCGCTCCTGGATCACCTTCTGGTGGGGTCCCTCAACAAGCACCAGACCTAGCATCGATCTTAGCAGGACTCGGGGGCTAATAAATGGCAGGGGACGAATTCGCAGAACCAATCAATGATTTCTTAAGTCAGTTATCCCAAAGAAAAGAACTTGATGGATACATACCGACTGGATGGTTTATCATCACAGAATGGATGAATCCAGATGAAGGTTTCGCTATCTTTGGTTGGAGTGATGGTGTTGGTTCACCATTGAAATATCGTGGCATGTTAGAACATGCTTTAGATGAGAAAATGTATTTTGATAAGTACGAAGGATAGGATCTAAAATGGCTGAAGGTATGAGAGTATCAGGCGTAGGCAAGGGTGCTCGCCGTACCGACTTAGATCGTGCTGCTAAGATTCAGCGCGATGCCAAGATCCAAAATGCTGCAGGCGGAGCATACGGACAACGTGCAGAACTTCAAGGTTTAGCACAGGGCGCTCCTATGGCTCAAGCATCTGCTCCAGCAATGCCAACCCCTGTAAGCGTTGGAGGATCTGTTCCTACAGTTGGAATCTTTGAACCTACGCAACGTCCTAATGAACCACTTACTGCTGGTGTAGATGTTGGAGATGGGCCTGGTTCTGAAGCACTTATGACACCAGTTGATGCCCCAGACCAGTTAGCAACATTTGCTCGTGCTATGTACATGGCAAATCCAACCCCACAATTACGTCGTATCGTAGAGGCATTTGAAGAAGAGGCTCGCTAGTGGGTTCTTTGGACGCGTGGAATCCCGCGAAGAATAAAAAGATCAAGATGTCGGGGATTTTTGATAATCCTCAGTCACAACTTGATCGTATTATTGCAACTGAGATGGCTATGCTTTCGCCTACTCAGTACCAGAACTTCAATTCGTGGGTAAATGCTTATCCAAACCAGAGCAAAGACTTTATTATGTCTGCTGTAAAGCTTGGTTTGAAGCCAGATACACCTGGAATTGAGAAGATAGCATCAGTTGATGGTCTTTCTCAGTTAAAACAAGACTTACTTAACACCAAGAATATCAAATCTGCTCTAGATAATGACAAATCTCTAGCAGCAGATATCAGAGATGTACTTTATGGTGGACTTAAGGGTACTTCTCGTACACTTTTTGCTGCGTTACGAGCACCATATGAGTACGTTACAACAGTTGGACGCGATGCTTACGCACTTGCTACTCAAAAAGAGAAACCAAGTGTAGATCAGATCGTAGGTAATCTTGCTCCTACAGCATTGTTTGGTCAAACTACCCAACTAGGTCAACTTACACGTCAATTTTTATCGAATCCTACTCAAGTAGATACAGGTTCTGGATTCTTTATTGCAGAAAAGTCTAAGGTTCAGAAGGCTCAAGCTAAGGCTATGAGTGCATACGGACTTATCAATGGCAAATCGTTCACTCTTGGACGTGCTGCTATGAAAACTGTAGGTTCTGATCCTAATAGCACACAGTACAAGGTTATGTCAGGCATCATTGATGCAACACTTAACATTGCTTTAGATCCATCTATATGGCTAGGCCCCGGTGCAATTACCAAGATCGGTAAGGGTGGAAAGCAACTCAAAGAAGCAAAACTTGCTGCTGCTAATGAATTACAGAAAGAATCTAACCGTTTAGCTGAGGCAACTCGCCTTACCAAGGAAGAACGTGCGCTTATTAAGCAGCGTTCTGGTCTTGCTAAGGAAGTTACTCGCCAGGCTGAGAATAAGTATCTCAAGGCGGAAGAGAAGTACCAGAAGGCACAGAAGGCAAGAATCGAAGCAGACTACATTGCAGCATCAAAAACATATGCTGCTGATGTAAAGAACTCTGCTAATCTTGCTGGACCTGAAGGTTTGCCTCTAGATAACCGCGCAATTGGCGAGTTCATTTTCGAACGCATGAATACTGGAAGACAACAGGAAACTGTTGATGTACTTTCTAAGTTATCTGCGGATCATTTCAACACAGGTAAAGCATTCCCTGGTGGAGTGTTCTTTGATGAAATGCCTAAGGCTGGGGAACTAGCGTTTGCTACACGTGGCAACGATGAATTCGTTGCTCGTTATTTTGGCACCAAAGCACCTAAGTTACTTGACTTAGCAGATGATACTACAGCAATGTCTCAGAAGGCTGCTATAAAAGAACTCAGTAATCGTGCAGAACTTCTTACACGTATTAAAGCTGCTGCAAACGATGGAACATTACCTGCTTCAACCCGCGAAGTATTCGAAAAGGTATCCAACGAGAATACTGAAATCAGCAGAATAGTTACCTCAATGCTAGAAGATGACATTCCTGAAGCATTGGCTACTACATTTAGACGCCTATCAGTATTCAAAGATGAGCGTGCTATGACCCAACTTGCTGACTGGGTTAGCGAGATCTGGAAAGTAGACGGCTTTTCAAATGTGCGCACAATTTTCAACGATGTCGGTGGCGTAGTTCTTACAAATGTAGACAATGTTGCTGCTCGTAAGGCTAGAATCAGCGAAGTATTGGCAGAGTCTGCTCAGCCTGGTATGGCTTCTCAGGCTATGCTCAAGGTAGATAGCGTTATCGAAAGAGCAGAAGATGCTCTAGCCAAGAGTGAAGAAGCCTTCAATGCTGCTAAATCAGAGTTTGATGGCATTGGTACACGTATCAAAGATATCGAAGTTTTGCGTGATTACGCATCTAAAGACCCTGATTTGATCAAGATGATGCTTAACGATCCTGACAATGTTGGTATTGCCAAGATTATGGATCTTGATATGCAGATCGGTAATACCCGTTATGCTAAAGAATTCTTCTCATCTGAGATTGGCTTGACAGATTCACTCTTTGGTGGACTATCTGCTGATACTACAAAGGCTATGAAGTACCTATTCGGTAAGCGCTTCTTGGCTGTAGCAGATGTAGTTGCTAAAGAAACTAATACAATGAAGCTAGATCGTCTATTTGGGCGTAAACTAGATATCGAAATTGTAGATGAATTGGCTCAGGCTGACACAGCAGAAGGCGTAATTGCTGTATTCCTACGCCATCTAGCATCGCCTGAATCGGATCCACAGATTGCTCGTGGCTTGTTATTCAAGACACAGATGGCTCTTGAGACCAAGAATCCGCTTATTAAACTATCTGAGCCTATCAATCAGAAGGCTGTAGCATTCGTAGAGAGAGCCGAAAAGGCTTTGACGAACATCTATGTTCGCTCAACTATCCTACCTTTGAACGATCTAGACAGACTTACTCGTGGACTAAATGACTGGTTTACCAGCGCTAAAGTACCACAAGATGTAATTGATGGTTTGCTTACTAAGATTATTCGCGAGAAAGACTACACAGCACGCTCCAAGATTATTATGGACGGAATGCGTGTTATGCAGGAAGAACTTGTCAAGACTATCGGTAAGGGTGATCAACAACTTGCCAGCGTACTTGATGATGCCCTAAGAATTTCTGGAAAAGACCAGGCTATCATTAAGCAATATAGCGTTGCTAACCTAGCCAATGGTACAGATCCTAAACTGATGTTTGCTAATGGCGAAGAACTTGCTATGACTGGTGCTAATTATGCTCACCAGTTCCTAGATGATGTTATCCGCCTACCGGATACACGCCCTATTGTAGATGCTATCAATCAGTACAACAAGAATGTTCCTCTGTACGGCAAGGCTAAAGCACTAGGCACAGCAGCAAATCAACTTGGTGATTACTGGCGTACAGCACAGCTAGCATTCCGTGTATCTTATACAATGCGTAACATTGGTGAAATGCAACTTCGTATGTTCTTCTCAGGACACGAAAGCATCTTCAATCACCCTATTCAGTTCCTTGCTATGGCAATGGCTAA